AGCTATGAAAATAGCATGTGCCTCTGCCAATAGGCAGCAACACACAAGCGTGTGGAAATCTCAATAGAAGACACGAACTGCATAGTAATATGCAGCAGCTTGAATAAAGCGGGAGTTGTTTAGCGAACAAATCTGAACAAAAGTTTATAAACAGTTTCAAGGCATGTTCTGTAAAAACATCCACTTTAATCTGAGTATGTCGTGAGAACACATATTCAGATATGTAATGTTTATGGTTGAGTGGTTTAGTTTCTGAGGCGGCCACAAAATCCGACAAGGCGAGAGAGCCTGACACTTGGAGAGACAAGGCATAACTAAAATTACATTCGCGCTGTTGATAGTGAAACAGGCTCATAGCCGTGCTGGTTAGTAAACTGGATTGGCTCAGTTGAACGCAAAGCGGAGGCAGATCAGGTGATTGTTTGCCAGCAGTTGCCAAGGTTTCTAGCAAGGTGGCCCACTAACGTGACGAATCCTTGCCGAGTGTAATCCTAGTTGTGATAAATGTGTAGGCTGATACACTCCGAGAGCGTCACAGACCCACGAGCCTCTTAAATCGACATGAGTCTATGCCGGGATCAGCTCCGGCTATCACAACGCCAAGGACTACGCCGAACGCAAGCAGCAAGAGGCTGATGACGCGAAGGCTGGTGCGGATGCCAGACTGAAAGCGCTTGAGATTGCTGCGGAGGATCTAGGATTCAAGATTGAACCGATCACAACAAAGCAGGATGGGCTGCAAAAGATTGCTAATTATAATGAGGGGTGTAGTAATGCGCTTTCTATTAAATGGTGCAACTAGGACTGTTATTCTTACCAATAGGTATGCGATAAAAATTCCGTGCATACATCACAATTATAAAATGTTTATATGTGGCATTCTTGCAAATATTTCTGAAGGTGGGTTCGTTAATTTCCACCCTAACGCCAAACTAGCAAAAACATTTTACTCAAACCGCTTTGGTTTATTGAACGTGCAGGAGCGTGTGCGCCCCGTGCGCAACAGGGGGCTTTTTGCCATAGAGCTATGCGCATTGTGCGCCAATGGGTTTCTGCCAAAGAATTTCTACATGGATGATGCTAAGCCAGAGAATTTTGGATACAACTCAAAAAATGAATTGGTAAAAATAGATTACGGAAATTAAATAATACCGGCTGAGAGAGGTGGTGGGCGTGTATTTAGACGATACGGTGATGAGTGTAAATTCATCCGCCGCCCATAGACAAAGCCCCATCAGGGGCTTTTTTCTTCATCGTCTTTTCGAAGGTCTCTGATGTTCTTGATGATGATTGTCCACGTCAGAATCATGCCTGAGAGGCCGGATAGAATGGCGATGTTCTCAGGAAGCCACTGCCATATGTTGGTGATACCAGCGCCAATCATAGACATACCCAAGGCCAGGCTGGCCTTCATGCCGTCAATCTTTCTATGAAACATCGCCACCAGTAGCGCAATCAGCGCCAGAATCGCCCCGACACTCCAGCGGATCTTCTTCGTCATCCTTTAACCTCGTCTTTCGCAGCCATCGCAGAGCCATGACGCCAATCAGAATCATGGATGATATGGTGCCCAAAACCTTTACGATTTCTAGCACGCTTTTTATCCCGTGAAATTATTGTTGTGATTAGCGCCAGATAGAGCACTGAGCAGGCTGCATTATAAACCAATGGGGGTTCGTACAGATACCACATGACCAAGCCGCCAATCTGCACGGGAATGAACAGTGCGCTGATGGCTTGAGCTGTACGAAGTTGGCGTGATACCGGAGATTGCAGATGGATGATGAGCACGAATAGCGCGTTGATTATAGCCACGGAAAGATAATACCCGTAAGCATCGAGCCATCCAGCATAATCAATAGCCGACTGAGCGCAATAGGTGGCAGCCAATCCGGCCACCACCCACCAGCGAGTGGCTACAGCGGCAACAAGAGTCGCAATCATCAGCCAGTCGTTAACGCTCATTTTTGGCGAACCTTGCCATTACCGCCGCCATTCTGCACCTTGGCAAGTTCCTCCTCTCGCTTCTGGAATGCCTGCCTCGCCTCGTCTTGTGCGCTTCGTTGCTTACCGTTGCCGCCGCCGTTTACTTTGATAGTCATGGTTGATGCCTTTTTGGTTGATGATGATGAATTTTAACACAGGTTGTGGTAATGTTTGTTGGCGGCTAGGTTGATCCCCGAAAGCACGTCACACCCGAAGCGTGTTGCCGCAATCATCGTTCGGGATCTTGAGGGTGAGATTATGGTTAAGCTAATCAAGGCTGATTTTGACGGCCAAGTAATGCAATTCAATGCAGAATCATGGATGAACGCAACTGTTGCCGCAAAGGCATTCGGCAAAGATCTATCTAACTGGATTAGAAGCGCAGATGTTGATGAATACATATGCGAGCTCAAATCCGTGCATTCTACGGATTTGGATTTGATTAAAACCAAGAGGGGCAACAACGGAGGGACTTGGATTCATCCTGATTTGGTTGTTTTGTTTGCTCGCTGGTGTAATGTAAGGTTTGCCGTTTGGTGCGACAGACAGATCAAGGCGATACTTTCTGGTGATAACGGAAGCGCTGCAAGGGAAGTTGCGTCGCTAGAGTTCAAGTCAATGTGTGCGCACCTGCAATCTAGGCGAGAAATTGACGGAAAGGAAACAAAGCACTTCCATTACGCCAATGAGGCAAAGCTGGTTAACTTTGCATTCCACGGAAAGTTTGAACCAATTGATAGAGGCTTGCTGTCAGATTCCGACCTAAGAATATTAGCATCGCTTGAAATAAAGAATTCAGCACTGATTGGCTGTGGAGTTGACAGAGAGACGCGCAAAGAGATTCTTTGTCAGATGGTAAGCGCTGCTAGGTTGAAGCTGCTCAAGTGATAGTGTTAGGCCGCATCAAGCGGCCTTTTCTTTAATGCCTTGAGATTGCATCCACCTACTTTCTTGCGCCTCCATTTTGCTGATGACCTTTTTCACGAAAGCCTCGCCATTTTCGTCAACTACAGTAGGCACTTGTGAGCAGCGGCAGTTGACACTTTCACCGCGCTTGCTATAGAAATCAGTAACTTCCGCTCGCGTGAACAAGCGTCCGTGTTTTTCACCATGCGTTTTTCTGGTGGTCGCCATAAGCGCAGACACCCAAAGCAGCTTCGTCACCAGCCCCAGCGATTCGCTGGCGCGTTGCGATTCATCCATCACGGCAGAGCGATAGGCTACGCCTAGTTCGGTTCGTGCGATGGTTGCTGCTCGGCTTGCGGCCTTAGCCTGAGTGCCTTCGGTGTCAACCAGATAGCCTTTGAGCTGTTGAGCGGCCCATCGTGGCGACTTGCCTTGCGCGATAGTGTCGCCAAGGATTCGGCGAGTAGTGGTTATCAGCTCATCCGTGAAGCCTTCCATTGAGTTGAAGGTGCGCGATGTAACCACGGCAATCCGGCGCTGATACTCAGGCGTGAACAGGACTGATTCGATGTTGCTGTAGGCGCTGGAGTAGACCACCGATTGGACGGCTAGTGACGATTGAGCATAGGCAGCCCCTTGCTGGTATGCCTCGGCGGTGTAAGCCTGGAACCAGTTGTCCCACCGCTCGCCACGCTGCATCATAATCCGCTGGATTATCTCGGCGATAGTCTCGTCAATGCGGCGCAGTTGGAGATAGTCCAGCTCGTAGATGTAAACCCTCTCGGCATTCAGCAGGTAAGCCCGAAGCCCATTAACCGCAATCTCTCGCGGCTGTAGCTGGTCAACGACTCGCTCTTGAATCTCGGCATTGATTGCTCGCAACCTGCGGCGGAAGTCCGCATAGGCTCGCTTCTCGCGGCCTTTCTGCTGGGTTGGGTCTAAAATATTCGGTGCAGGAAACCCCAATGTGAAATCCTCTGTGCAATTTTCTTCATTTTAGCATTGACCGCCAGCCAGATAACTGTAATAGTATTGGCATCAACCAAGGAGACTGAAATGGAAAAAGTTACATTAATCAATGATGGTGGGTACGTTGGGATGGAAAATGTCAGATTCCCTGTTGTGGTTTCAGTTTCATATTCAAACTCGCGTGCTGTTGGCATCTCACCACAAGAGATGGAAAGGATCTGGTGTGACATGTCACAATTTGATAGCGATTTGGATTGGTGGTTCGTAAAGTCAGAGCACTGCATTGTAGATGGCGAATGACATGAACCGCGAACGATTCGAGGATCTAGCCAAGCTCAAAGGAATGGACGTAACCCGCGCAAATCGCCGGATTACTGATGCGGCTTGGTGGGGATGGCAAGAGGCAATGAAGGAGAGTAAAGATGGTTTACTGTGATGGTGTTGAGGTTGATTCAAAGCTTGGTCGTCTTATTCAGGCTTTCCGATGTGACAGGCCAAGTGA